ATACGACCTACACCACCAGTAAAGCCACAGAAGCTGACAACGGGGTCGTACTAATGGCAGACTACATTAAATCAGTCGATAAACCGCTTGTCCATGGCTTGGTTGTGGTCAACCCTGACGGCACATCTATCACTGGTGGGGCAACCTCTGGAGTGGCCGCCTTTTCTGATTCTGGAAGCGTAGATCGAAAGGGCTTAGTCGACATCGACAGACACGTTCAGGTGGACGTTCTCACTATGCCCGCGTCCACCATAGACACGACCGGCTTGGCCACGTCCGCGAATCAGACGACGATCATTGGGCACCTTGACGGAGTTGAGGGGTCACTCTCATCGCTTGACACTAAAACACCATCTCTCGGACAAGCTCTCGCAGCTGCCTCGTCTCCTGTAGTTCTCACAGCAGTACAGATGACGACTCTCACGCCACCAGCTGCGATCACCAACTTCGCTAATGAAACAGGTGGGAATCTCGCATCAATTAAGGCAAAAACAGACAACATACCATCTCTGGGTCAAGCCTTGGCAGCAGCTTCGACTCCTGTGGTGCTAACAGCAGCCCAAATCACAACACTTACCCCAATAGCTGCCATTACAGGCTTCGCCACAGAGGCAACGCTTGGCACACGCCTTGCAGAGGCGACATTCACAACTCGATTCCCCGTACAAGGTCAGGCTCTCGCAGCAGATTCGGTGCCTGTGGTACTCACAGCAGCGCAGATGACCACTCTCACTCCTCCCGCTGCTATTACAGGTTTTGCTACCTCAGCTCTCCAAACGACTCAAGACACTTCAATCAACACGCTCCTCAAGCCTGCCAGCACCCTTTCAGCGGTGACGACAGTCACTAACCTTTCACAACAGGGCGGGGTGGCAATTTCACTCAATACAGGAGTGCGAGACACAGGGACTCAGCGGGTTACGATTGCCACGGACGATGTTGTGCCAGTCACCGACAACTCGGGAAGCCTGACTGTTGATGCCCCTGTGGGAACGCCAGTCTTTGTGAGGCTCTCAGATGGTACGACAGATATCTCAACCCTCCCAGTCTCGCTCGCCTCAGTCCCAAGTCACGCAGTGACGAATGCGGGAACCTTTGCCGTACAGTCTACCGAGGCAACATACGCAACGTCATCGGTTACAAGCATTGCGGGATCAGCGTCAAGTGTCCAGCTTCTTGCCTCAACAGCTGGGCGCAAGGGCGCATACTTTTACAACGACTCAACGGCTATCTGTTACCTAAAACTTGGGACAACCGCTTCAACATCGAGCTTTACCATAGCAATGGCTGCTACAACTTTTTACGAGCTCCCAAACCCGAACTATACAGGGAGAATTGATGCTATCTGGGCATCAGCTACAGGGGATATGAGAATCACGGAAATCACATAGTATGCCTTACTACCCAACCTCTGGCGGAGTAACTGATGGAGATAAGGGTGATATTGTCGTTACTGGAAGTGGGGCAACCTGGGAGATTGACGCGGGGACTATCGTCAACGCTGACGTTGCGGCGGGTGCTGCTATCGCACTTTCTAAATTAGGCACGACAACAGCAAATAGAGTAGTGACGACTAATGGAAGTGGAAATATAGGAGCTGCGGTTACAACTGCAACAGAGATCGGTTATGTCGATGGAGTAACCTCAGCAATCCAAACACAGCTAGATGCTAAAGCACCATTAGCCTCACCCACCTTTACTGGAACGGTAACAATTCCCACCCCATTTACCTTGGGAGCCGTCTCTGTCTTACCGACTGGGACTGAGCTTAATTTTGTCGATGGAGTAACCTCAGCAATCCAAACACAGCTAGATGCTAAAGAACCATTAGCCTCGCCTAGCTCTGCAAAGTTCTTTTTAGAAGCTGTTGTATCGGCAGGAGTGCCATCAATTACAGCCTCATACAACATCACCTCTATCACCGATGCAGGCGTTGGATTGCTGACGGTTACAATTGGTACTGATTTCTCAAGTACGAGTTACGCTGTGTTGGCAACAGTTGAAAAAGCGGGTACTGGACTCACAGTTGCTGCGGCTCGAAATGTTGTAATTAGAAGTGCAACACTTGCTGCAGGGTCTTTCCAGCTGGACTGTTACGACTCTACAGCAGTAACAAACGTCGTCAAAGACCCCGATTCGTGGCATTGCGTGGGATATGGAGATCAAGCATGACACACATTCTTCTTACATTTTCAGATCACTCTATCGGTATCATGCAGTATGTGCCAGAAGATTCCTCAGACGATGCTCTTGCCAATGAGATATCTCGAAGTAGCTTTGAGAAAACGGTTCTTTCTTGGAAGCGTATCCAGCCCGAAGATATCCCGAAAGATAGGACGTTTCGAGGTGCTTGGACTGAGGAGCTTGCGATCGATATGCCAAAAGCTCGAGATATTTACAGGGAAACACTGCGCAGCGCAAGAGTTCCGCTTTTTGCTAAACTAGACACTGAGTACATTCGGGCAGATGAAACGGGTGATAATCCAGAAAAGGCTCGAATCGCTGGAGTGAAGCAGCAGTTGAGAGACATTACAGATCTCTCAGAAATTGAGCAGGCGCAGACTCCCGAGGATCTGAAAGCCTTCTGGCCAGATGTTTTGGAGCAGGACTAATATGGAACTACTTGGAAGACTCGCCGAAAATGGCCTCTTAGCTCTCTTGCTAACAATCTCTCTCTCTGGCCTTTTTTTTATCTTCTCTCTTTATAGAGACTCTATGGAGAAAAGACTTTCTGAGTATAAAGACACTCAAACCACAATTTACAAAGCAATCGAAGAAATGCGCACAACTGTTGCGGCCACAATATCTGCCCTCAAGAGCGGAAGGGGTGAAAATGAGAAGTAGAGTTTTTTCGTTCCTCAACCCCTTTGATACCCAAGTTGATAAAAAAATTGAGGACATGAAGCAGGAGACAGATGCTGTCGTGGGTGCGTTTATGAAAGAACAAAAAGTCGTTCGGGAAGTTGTTCAGAAATACGATGGGCACATTAGCCGAGACATTCTCCGGGCAATGGGTTGGGAGATTAAACATGAACAGTGAAACCCCTCAAATTCTATCTTTCATCATCAGGATCATTTCAACACTCGCCTTCCCCTTCGTGTTCTCCACGATGTGGAGGGAAGCGACCACAAAAGACGAGCTCACAATCCCTCGAAAACTTCTCTTTTTCTCTTTCAGCTCGTTCTGGCTCTGCATCCTCTGCGTCAGTTTGTACCAAGGACTGAGTATTTTTGGGTTCGTTTTCCCAAGGATTGTAGCCGACTTAATCCTCAACATAAGCTCTTTTTCTATTCTTATCATTACCGTCACGGTTGTGCTACTATACTCTGACAAGTATAAAAAAAGGTAACTTTTATGGATGACCGCTCGATTCTAAAATACTTGCTTTTTTCCTCAACAGCGGTTTCTTTCCTTCTCGTCGTTCTTTTCCTCGTCCTTCTAGCCAATATCTCTCAAACGAATAAATCTATTGAAAAAATATCTTCATTCGTGCAGGATTGGGAGCAATTAATTTTGGTCGAAGAGCTGGACGAGTTTGGGGTGGTAGAAGCGCGGGGGAGTTATGCCAATTAAAATCCGCAACAAGTCGACGGGGAGAGTCTTTAGCGTTTCCGTAAAGCCTAAAACAACCCCTATCCGAAAAAAATACAAGTCTGTAAAGAAAAAGCTTGCGTGAGCTATCCATTCTCCCCAAACAAGATTGACTCTTTTTTTAATCAAAAGGTTTCCTATGGGAATCATGAGGGGATTGATCTCAATGGGGTTGGTGGGGGGAATACCGACTGTGGAGAGCCCCTCAAGTCGATCTCTCTCGGGAAGTGTGTCCACGTCTCTAGCTCATCGAAAGACTACGGCCTTCTTGTTGTGATAGAAACCCAGTGGAGCGGATCGACCTACTACATCCGGTACTGCCATCTTCAACAGGCAAACGTTGTTGTGGATCAGCTCGTTTCTCAGGGACAAGTTGTTGGTCTTATGGGATCGACTGGAAACTCTACCGCCTGCCACCTTCACCTCGACATTCTCAAAAAGAAGCCCCGCTCTTGGAGATTTTATACCCAAGACGTGCTTGCGTGGTTTGTAGACCCAGTGCTGTTCATAAAGGAATATAAGGGAGTGGTTGTGTATAGTGAAGAACAGATGACTCTCGCTCGTTTAGAGCGCGACAGAAACTGGAACCTCTACCAAGATACTTTGAGGGAATCACAAAAAATAAAGGAGGAGTCTGATACCGCTGCCAAGTATTCTGCTCAACTTGAAAAACAGGTGGAAGGCCTACTCTCTGAGGAAAAGTCTCTCCAACTGTCTCTCAAGGCTTCCACAGACCGGAACGGAATTCTCCAAGACGAAAACGACACTCTTCGAGATCAAGTGGAGGCTCATGTTTGCCCCCCTCAAGAAGCTCCCATCCAAGAGGGAAAAGTCGAAGAGGTAGGAATTGGCACTCTTATATCCCTTCTGCTAAAAAAGATACTGAAAGGCTAGTGTGGCAGTCAAAAAGTTTACAAAAACCTCATCCAGCCGTTGGGATCTATCAAGAGACGACGTGTGGAAGGTTGGGAAAAACTCCCTCAAGTACCTCTCTGTTGGTGTTATCTTATTCTTATCTCAAATCCAAAGTGGGAAAAGCTTGGAGGACGCTGGGCAAGTCTTCTGGTACTGGGGAATATCAAGTGCGATTGATCTCTTGACGAAGTTTTCACAAGAAACCACCTACTACAAAAAAGTAAAATAGCATGGCAAACGCTCGTAGAGAGAAATACGAGTTTAGCTATCAAACGAAATTAGACGCCCTTAAAAGGGATTCGTTCACTTGTCAGAATTGCCACAAGCATAAGCGGGAGGTTGAACCGCCATGCCTAGAGATTCACCACATCGTTCCCATTTGGTTCGTCGTTCGATACCTTCCAGAGATGTCTGCGATATACTTTCGCTCGATAGACAACGCCGCCTGTCTTTGTAAAGAGTGCCACCTGAAAGAACACGCGAGGCAGGGGGTAGCCGACTACTGGACACTTGCCATCGCTCTTCTCGGGGTAAACTATGACCAAAGCCATCAGGAAAGCGTGGCTTGATCTCCTACAACCTTGTCGATAAACATCTTCGCCTCATCAAAGCCCCTACAAAGCCCATATTGCCCATCTTTTGAGTCAGAGATCGCCTTGCCCCACATCTTCTGCTCTGGAGATAAAACGCCCCCTTTGACTCGCTTGACCTCCAGAAAAACAACGTGTTCTCTTGTTATGAAGATAATGTCTGGGACCCCCTTCCTCACCCCTTCACGGACTTGCTTTCGTTTTTGATTCCAGGAGCGAGTAAAAGTGTTATTCGGTACAGCGGAATATATTGATACGATCCCTTTTTCTTTGAGATCCTCTAGGTATTCGATAATCTTTTCTTGTTCGTCAATTTCAAGGGGTACCTTTTGCTTCACTTTTTATCCTTATAGGATTTTCTCCAGCTACTGTTTTGGCTATTTTTCTTCCCGTTTATTTTCCCAAGAAGGCCGTAGCACTCGGGGGAGCAGGTTTTTCTAAACCCTGACTTTCTCCCATACGGCTGAGTCTCGCCGCCACATATTTGACACCTATTGTCCAATGTATCCCTCTTTTGCATGAGTACACTGTACAATTATTTTCAAGACTTTACAATCGGCTTACAATTATTTTTCAAGACTTTACAATTGGCTTACAATTATTTTAGATCATCAGTGCTGTCTGTCATAGGTTATTCCTTTTTAGCTACTGGTTTGTCTAGGGAGGAGAGCCTAGTGAGAACATCTTGCGAAGTGTGTCCATCCCATTTGTCTGCCAATTCTCGCTCTTCACACCTAAACAAATCCCAATCCTTTAACTCATAATGGTTGCTTATTTGTCCAGTTGGTAGTGTCGCTATAACAATAAACCACCCACCTCCAAAACATTCTTCACCATCACTGTGTTTTTTACTTTTATGGATTTGGTACTTTCTGCCACTTGTCCACTCATTGAACAGTACCGCGTTATATATCTTTCTAAAATCATATAACTCTTTGAAAGTATGGTAGCCATCTGATGTATTCTCAGTTACCACCGCCCCCTTCCTTTCTTCTGCTACAGCTCTGGCTAGTTCAGCAGAACAAGCTCTTCGGACGCTTTTTTCAAAATCCAACAAGACGCCTTTGACTTCTTCTCTGCTGTCAAAAACAAGATCGTCTTTGATTACATCTAAAACACTGTCAGTCCATTGATCTATGACTGGTCGGTGATCCACTGTAAATGCTAGTTTTAGTTCATTTTGTGTGTCTGTCATAGTTAGTCCTTTTTAGTTATTTCTTCTATAAAATCATTAAATATAATATCAGCAACACAATGAATGCCCTCGAGCTTTCCACAACCAGAACACTTCCAGCTCATCATCAATTTTTCATCTTCATAAAAACTATATGGCACACCATAATTCCAACCAAGCCAGTGTGCTATTTTATGTAGTATCTGTGTCATAGATTAGTCCTTCTTAGTGTCCAACTTATCAAGGATACACATGGTGTTGTCAACCCAACTACCAACCATCTTTTCTGCAATGTAATTATGTTGGGCATACCAGTTTTGTCCTTCAGCTAAAGTTTTAAACTCTGGCTTATCAGTCTTTGAAAAAACAAAATATGCCTGAGCTAAAGTGCGTTCTAGTTCTGTTCTTATTTTCTCGAGTGCTAGTAGTCTTGTGGTATCTGTCATAGGTTGGCCCTCCAATTTTGTAACTCTGTATACACCATTTTTATCTGTGATAGTTACTGTGCCAAACAATGAAGCACTCTCAAGAACTGAGGCAATCGTCGCCTTGAATGGTTTTCCTTCCACCACATAGTTGCCCCGATTCCTCTCTGTCTTTTTCTCAACAACGGGTGGAGATGCTATTTTATTATAAGCTGTTGGTAAAACAAAGCAGTTATCCATGTAATTAAGTATTTTTTCCCTTCTTGCTCTCCTAGGACTCGCTTTTCCATTTAGAAAGTTTGAGATTGATCCCTCAGAGTAACCAAACAATTTAGCCAAACTTCTTCCACTCATCTTGGTTTTGTTCTTAAAAGCTATTAGCCTTTTATTAAATGATTCCACAATTTTCTTCCTGGCGAATTAACGCCATATTGCTTTTAAGCGTTTTTCAAACTTTAATCTTTTTTTTGGTTGTCATAGGTTAGTCCGTAGCTAATGATAAGCCCTTAAAGTTCTCCTCTACCCATCTGGCATCTACTTCTTGACTATTATATTTGGCGATAAGTTCAATTACTTCTTTAGCTCCTCTGAAAAATCCTTCTTTGAATTGATCAGTGCCTTTAATATCTTTGACAGATTCGTCAAAAATGTCTCTCAAATCTGGTTTTGTTATTTTTTGTTGTTTATTCATAGGTTAGTCCTTTTTAGCCAATTTTAACTGGCTTATATTCTTCATAATCTATGATCTCGCCCAGAAGTTCATAAGACATCAACTCAACTGGTTGCATCAAATCTTTTCTGGCTATTTCCTTGAACATAAATTGAATCTGATCTTCTATGCAGTGGAAATAAAGATGTAATATCCTATATTCATGTTTATAAGTAATTTGCCACAATGCTTTTTGTTCTGGTCCCATATATTTCTTTCTGCCTTTCGGCTAGTCCTTTTTGGTTAGCTTCTTTAATTGCAACCAATTGCCAATGTTGCTAATAATTGCCTCAGCGTTTTCTCTACTTAAATCGGGCTTGCTGATTCTCAAAGCGTTCAGCAACAGTTCAAATCCTTTTGCATAATTTTCGTCTTGTACTTTTTGTGTGTCTGTCATAGGTTAGTCCTTAGTTAGTTTTTCTCTAGCCAGTCAAAATGTTCTTTATGCCATCTATCTATTTCTTTTTGATTATTACCTGTTTTATAGGTTGGGATATCTATCCAGCTGTTAAGTGGTGGTGGAGTTATAAACATCCTTTTATACCTTTCTTCAGCTTTAATAGCATCAATCCCTTTGGCAATTTCATCTTCACTGGGTCTATAATTTTTTAGTTTATTCCATCTTATTTCCTCATTGATATCATTGAGTATTAAAATTGCTAATGCTGTTAAAAGTAAAAATATTATCATAGCTTCTCCCCTCTTATTTATTGTAACTGTCTGTCGCTAGAGTGTCAATACTAGAGTAATGAATCCGTCGACCATCTCTTTTTAGCCCATTTTTCAACGAATGTTTTGCAAGCCTCCAGGTCGTAGCCATAGATTATCTTTTCAGTGATTATCGGGTTCCGAGGCATTCCACCAGAAACCATTCTGTAAAACGTTCTCTTGTTGACTCCAAGGGCTTTGGAGATGTTATTTGCTCCAATTATTTGGTCGCTCATGCGAGATCCTTATTTAGTTTAATATTTTCTTGCCTATCTATTTCTTCACACCTAGCCTTATAGTCATCCCACTTTGCGTTTGTTGTTGCAAAATAGTCTTCCAATGCTTCTCTTTTCTGCTGCACTACATCGAGTTCTTTTGGGGTTAGGTTTTGCATATTATTTAACTTCCTCTTGAGCGTCTCTGGCTGTTTTTGTGTAGGGTTCAAGTTTGGAGAAGTTTATATAACAAGAATTGGTTTTATCCGCATTCCAAAATTGTGGACAATCGCTGCCATCGTCCCTTTGAAGCGTGATAATCTCTCCCGACTTGAATTTTCTACTCCTCCCATTCATTCTAAACATATCGCCTACTTTTAAGTTTGTTGGTCTTTGCATATTATTCCTTCACAATTTTATATCCCGCTTCTTCCAACAGCTTCATCACTTCGGCTGTTTTTGGCAGATTTTACCTCTGGTGCATTTTTGAGGGTGAAGTTTTTCTCTAGTTCGTGGAAGTGGTAACTAATACCCGCTACTTCGAAATCAGCAACCCGCGAAAGCATGACTGTATTCTGTCCTCTCTCAAGCACCATGCGTTCATTTCCACCACGAATCACAATATCCCCAACTTCAGCGTCTCTGACTGTTTTGGTGTAGGGTTCGAGGTCGGAGAAGAATGTACAATGCCAGTCAGACTTATCTGCATTCCAGAAGTATGGACAACCAGTGCCATCGTCCTTTTTAAGCGAGATAATCTCTCCCAACTCGAAGCTGCTATCTCTCACAATCACTCTAAATTGGTCTCCTACTTTTAAGATTGTTGGTCTTGTCATATTATTCTTTCTGCCGTTGGGTTATTATTCTTTTTTTCATAAAGTTTTTGCTTTCTCTCGAATATAGCTTGTTACCTTCCCAAGCATTTCCTCGGTAGCTCTAATCACTGACGATGCCTCTTTACTATTCACCGCTGGCATACCAATCTGCTCAATCATGCTTGCCAGTTCCAGTAACTTATCTTTGTCCGGTGCGAGTAGCTTTTTGCGGTCTTGATCTTCTTGAGCCTTTTTGAGAGTATCAAGTCGTGTGGCTTCTGCTGCTTCTTTTTCTGCTTGAGCATCTTTTTCTGCTTTAGCTTTGGCCTCAACTGCTTCTCTGGCTTTACGCTCAGCGTCAAGTATCTTCTGCCCGGCTTCTCGCTCTTTGGCAAGCTCTTTTTCTTTGATCTCTGCCTGCGCTCTAAGCTCTATATTTTCTAGTCTTACAGCTTCCTGTCGATCCGCTTCTGCTTTGGCTTCTAATGCTGCATCCGCCTCAGCTTTTTTCTGCGCTGCAATTCTTGTGTCGTAAGCTAGTTTTTCGTTTTCCAAGAGCTGTTCAAAGGCTCCATCGGTCATATCTGAGAGCGCATAGATACTTGGATCTGTGCCGAACTGGTACAGCTTCGCCACCCTGGTTTCATATCTGATCTGCTTTTGCTCAGCCTCGTAGCGCTCCGCGAACTTCTCTTTTTCTTCACACTTGCTCTCAAGGTTGTCACAAACTGCCTCAAGCATCTGGAATGACTTCAGCCACAATGTATCCTGCAGCTTAAAGTCTGACATTGCGTTTTTTAGCTTCTCGCGTTCTTCTTTTACGATGTCCCTGGCTAAAAACCTTCTCTTTGCTATCTGCAATCGGATACCTCTGGCTTGTTGCATCTCTACCACTTGGTCTGGTTGTGTAACTACAATCCCCTCAATCACTGCTCTCTGCGCCTCTGCATCATTAAAAAATGATGACATCTTTTCCATGAGTGTTTTGGTTATCGCCTCTGGTGCTGATAGTTCTTGGGTTAGTTTTGCTAGGTCATTCATATTATTCTTTCTGCCTTTTCGGCTATTATTCTTTAGTAACTTTATATCCCGCCTCTTCCAACAGCTTCATCGCCTCGGCTATTGTGTCTACTACCTCTGGCTCAGCTTTGAGGGTGAAGTGTTCTTCTAATTCATCGAAGTGGTAGTTGTCCTTTGACTTTTTGAAGTTATTGCTACAGGAAAGCTCAACAGTATTCTGCCACCTCTCAAGCACAAGGTATTCATCTCCACCTCTACCAATCACAATATCCCCAACTTGAGCGCATCTGACTGTTTTGGCGTAGGGTTCGAGGTTTGACCAGAACATACCACGATAGTTAGACTTATCTTCTTTCCAGAAGTATGGACAATCACTGCCATCATCATGTTTAAGCGTGATAATCTCACCTGCATTAAAGAGTCCTTTTTCCTCAATCACTCTAAACATATCGCCTACTTTTAGGTTTTCTGGCTTTGTCATATTACTCTTTCTGTTTTTTATTTATTAAAAAGGGATCTCGTCAATATCGACCTGTTGTGTTATTTGTTGAGGGGCTTCCTCAACGGTTTCATACGCTCTGTAGTCTGGCCTGGCCTCAACCCCGTTTTTTGCGTTAGTAAAGAGCCGAACAGTTTCCCCCTCCCGAATATCCCTTGATGCTTTCATGGAAATGAAGTCTTTCCCGTTTTTGTCTTTTCTTATCCATGCGACGGCGACATCTTTATATGTCATATTTACTCCTTCTTTATCTTTAATTTACTAACGTCAACTCCAGGCTTCTCAGCAATCTGAGACATTGTTGGGATTGTCTCTCCCACTGGCGCATCTTTGAGGGTGTAGCCTTCCTCTAGTTGGTCAAAGTGATGGTCACTTTGTGCTCTTTTGAAATTATCGGCTGACGAAAGCAGCACAGTATTTTGCCCTCTCTCAAGCACCATGTATTCAAATCCAGTATTATTCCCAATCACCACATCCCCAACTTGAGCGTATCTCACTGTTTTGGTGTAGGGTTCGAGTTTGGAGAAGTGTATGCAATAATAATCAAACCTATCTGTATTCCAGAAGCATGGTTTAGTGCTGCCGTCATCTTTTTTAAGATAGATAATCTCTCCCAACTTGAATTTGCTACCTCTCACAATCACTCTAAACATATCGCCTACTTTTAGGTTGTCTGGTCTTGTCATATTTACTCCTTCTTTATCTTTAGTTTACTAGCGTCAATTCCAAACTTCTCTGCGATTTGAGACATGGATAAGACTACGTTGTCGTCTACTACTGGAGCATCTTTGAGGGTGCAGTATTCTTCTAATTCATCAAAAGTAGCATTAAAACCTGCTGTTTTGAACATATCTGCACACGAAAGGGATACGATATTCTGACCCCTTTCCAGGACCAGGCGTTCAGATCCACTACTTTTATTAACAACAACATCCCCAACTTGGGCATCTCTGACTGTTTTTGCGACGGGTTCGAGGTCGGAGAAGTTTATACAATGCCAGGCAGACTTATCTGCATTCCAGAATAATGGACAATCAGTACCATCGTCCTTTTTAAGCGTGATAATCTCTCCCAACTCGAAGACGCCGTCTTCCTCAATCACTCTGAACATATCTCCTACTTTTAGGTTGTCTGGCTTTGTCATATTTACTCCTTTATTCTTTTTATAATTTGCTGAACCATCTCAATCCCGCGGGCTTTGGAGGCCTCGAGTTCACTACACATCTTGTCATCTCGGTTGATTCGCTTGATGAGAAGCTTTCCCATAATGTTTGGGTTGTAGATTACATAGTCAACCCAGCTCCTGCCCGAGTCGAGCATTGCCCACTGCATTTGCGCCATATGGGATGGGTTGATTTTTTCTATAAATCGGTGGGCGTACTCTATAAAGACGCGATCTCCTGGACACTTAATTTCAATTATGCCGTCATCTCCGACCAGACCATCTGGAGAGAAGCCGCTGTACTCACCCGTTTGAATGAACCCCACCTCCGTCACCCGAGACCCTGTCTGAAGCTCATACATTGCCCGAGCGACCGGCTCTAACTCCCGACCTCTGAGCATATCTGCGCTGATAAACCCCTCCTCCTGGATCTTGCCTGTGATGATCTCTCCAGCTTTCTCGAAGCAGAGAGACTCAAACCCTAAACCTTTCGAGTTGAGTACTTTGGCATCTGAGCCTGTGAACTTCCCAAGCCGAAGCTCCAACCACTCTACCGTTCCCTGTTTAAGCTCTGAGTGAATAATCATTGCGCATCCTGTTCTATTTTAATTTTCTTATATTGGAAGTAGGGGAGAATTGTCGAGTTAGAATACTTCTCTTTTAATCCTCCGCACACAACAAGCAGGTCTTCGAAGGTTTTGGTTTGCTCAATCGCTGAGATGTCTTCATCTTTCATCACCTCAACCTTTGGGGCTTTTTGGGCGTCATTCTCTACAGTATCCGTCTCGGTCAAATCAAGCGCGTTGATGAATAAGTACCGCTTCATGTAGGTTGTCTTGCCCCCCAGGTTTTGGATAGGCTGTGCGCCGCCCTTGCCGTCCTTTGAGCCGATGAATACCTCAGCTGTTGGGTATTGGAATGAGACCCTTTCACCATCTTGCATATTATAAATATCCAGAGTAGCCCACTCTCTCCCTTGGCTATCAGTCTCGATATTAAAGAGAGAGGTTATCCCCAAGTCTCTCATAATGAGGGTTGTCTGCGGGAGGAAGTCTTCCATCTCGTAGTATGAGTATTTGGAGTGGTTATTTCTCCCACTCTTTTTTAAGCTCTTCTCCAAGATTAAAACTCTCAGCTGTTGCAGCTTGAAGTATATGTTTTTGATCGGTTGTCCTGATTCCATATTCTCTCCCTTTTATTTATTATAGATGTTTGTCGCTAGAGTGTCAATAGGCATGACACACTGCTTTTGTCTGCCCCACTGGTCTCTCGGATAAAGACCCATTGAGTAGCTTAGGTACATCCCAAACCAGGTGCCGAGTACGAAGAAGAGGGCTGTGAAGAAGAAAAGGGCGTCAGGCGAGATCATTTGTTCCTAACTCCTCAAGCAGGTTCTCATGCTCAACCTCAAGCTCCCTTATGTGGGTCATGATGGCCGCTAGGTCTGACGAAGCTCTTTGGATTTGATCGAATGATCTCTTAACCCCGACCATATAGGGATCTGCTGACACAAGTTGCTGCTGCACAAAGGATAGCTCCCACCCAAGTTGCTTGTATGTCATACTAAAACCCCTTCTGTGTGAGAATGAGTGCTGCGATCAACCAGAAGACAAGAATCCATGGGAGATATACCGCGAGGGAGATTGTCTCGCGCTTCTTCTTTAAGACGTAAAGCTTCATAAAAAGCCCTCCTTATTGTTTGAGCAAGCGCAAAGGTACATCCAGCCGGTGTCTTCGTCATAAAGCTCTGTGGTCTCTTCGCCACAGTATTCGCAGTACGCCTCGAAGTGGTACACGCTTCGGCTCACTCTCATTGACTGGTGTATTTCAAGTAATTGATCCATCTTTTCTCCCCTTGTTTCACTCAACTATAAACGTTCTGCCCCCCCAGTGTCAAGAGTGAGATTGTGAGGCTGGGGCTGTTGATTTTTTCCCTTTAGTGTGCTTTTATATTGATACATCGAGAGCTTTAGAAAAATCACTTGGCGGCGTCCACAAGACTATGCGAGGTGATCCTTCTAGAGCTTTTTTGCCGTTTTCTAAACAGAGCCTTGCATCGCTAAGCAATTGGAGATATGGTTACTCGTAATCGTCTAGGAGAACTTTAATGTGAGGGTGCGACGTTAAAATACCCCTCTAGGCTCATACAGCGACCAACACACGGACTGCATGAGAATGGATGCTTGACCCTTCGAGCTTTAGGTGGGTGTGTCCCCCAGATTGAAACATGATCTGGCTGAAGTAATCGCTCTCAATGCTATGTTCTCTCTAAGAGGGGGGTAGGGGGGAGAACGGCTTCTCAGCTCCCTCAACCGTCCTGCATATTAGTTTGCTCTCATAAGCCGAGAGAAAAGATTGCTCTTTCAGGGTGGGGCTACCGTAGCCCTATCAAAGCCTTAAAAAACGACCCGCGCTAAATTTTTGGGAATAGACAAACCCCCGCAGGTATTGAAAATTTTCGGGGAGAAAATCTGGAGAACTTCTTATCCGTTCAATACCAACGAGGGTTTGTTGTGTTTATTATACCAAATAAAAGACTACGCGTCGTTATCAAACGCGAAAGCTTCCCCATACTTCTTCTTTTGATACCGGCAGAAACTACAGGTTCCATCTCTTTTCCCAGAAGAATCTTTCTTGAAAAAGTGGTCAGCGCGACTTTTCCCACAGACGTCACAGAAGAAACCACCCTCTATCTGGATAGAATCGGCGAACTTCGATTTGTAGTCTTTTTTAAGCCTCGACAAATCCCCAAGTTTTTCGTTGACCTCTCGGAAGTCTTGAATGACTCCAATTGAGCGGCCATAGGCGTTGATCTTCTGGCGATCCTTGAGGGTAAGGCAGAGAGACTCCTTCTTCTTCGGGAGAGCCTTTGGAAACCGCTTTTCTTTGCAAGGGGGGCAGTATTTCGCCACTCCGAGGGAGTCGAAGTATTTGTCGCAAGTTATGCAAAATGAGTTCATATACTCTTCTATTCTACCCTCTTTTGTGCTATTGTAGAACTAGCCAGTCGCGTAATTAAGAACGACCAAGGAGAGACAATATGGATCAACTTACCATCAAGAGCATTCACCCACTAGCCGGATTCGTGCTGGTTGAGCCGCAAGAAGTTGCAGAAGAAACGACCTCAAGCCTTTATTTGGGGAAGCCTAAAGAAGAAAAGGATAGCATTGGCACCGTGGTAGCTGCTTCCGAGAGCGTTATGACGGAACATGGCAAAGAAATCAAGTGTCCGGTGAAGGTTGGCGACAGAGTGCTTTACAAAAAGTGGAGTGGCTATGAGGTGAATGCTGACGACAAAAAATTTCAGATTCTCACGTATGAAGATCTGATTGCGGTTGTGCAGTAAAAGAAGAATTGGAGAAAGATTAACCTATGAAAGCACTATTTTTTAATCAAGATTTATTTATGGGTACGGAAGAAATTAGATATGCGCATAAAGAACATAGAATACCAATCAGAACTATCAATGAACTAGAAGTGCGTGTAGGACAAAAAGCACCAATGCAATCTATACCATGCTTTTTATACGAATTGGTTGATGTGGGTAGAAGTCATGCTATTTACGAACTCAAAGGGATTGAGGAATAATCGCATGAATATGAAAAACATGATCTGTCGAATAATTGGGCATGATACTGAGGCAAAAGCAAATCGGAAAAGGTATCAAAAAATGGAGGTCACTTTTATAGGAATAAAAATGCCTGACGCTATTTGTAGGAGATGTGGAAAAGACACCCAGTTGGCATATTTTAGTGGCGGAGTGAATGACCTATGAAGCAACACATAACAGTAGAACAATTCGACGAGCTAGGAAACAAACAAAGACAGTTGCTTAGAGACTGGTGGAGACTTCGACCTGGAGATCATGCTTACTTTGAGGGTAGGTATAAGGTGATGATAGAGGCAGACACTCCTTTTGTGGGTACTTCTGGTGTTAAGTATTACCCACTTCTCTCAATCGGTCAGATGATTGAGTTTTTAGAAGATAGTGGTCACTGGCTTCACAACAAATCAATGGTTTCGTTAAATCTAAGAGAGGATAGTGTTGTAAACATTTGCGACACTCTTTGGGACGCTGTAAAAAAAGAATTGGAAAAGTAGTAGCAGGATACAATCAGGATGGCAGGACAGACAAGTAGCACTAAATTTAAGCCAGGACAGTCGGGCAACCCAAAAGGAGCTCCTGGAAAGGGCTATTCTATTACAGAAATGTTTCGTGAAATGTTTGCGAACAATCCAGAGCGAAAAGTCGCGCTGGGAGAGGCTATCTATGAGAAAGCTAAACAAGGAGATCCCACTGCTATTAAGCTAGTCTGGTCGTACATGGACGGTATGCCTAAGCAGGCGATTGATCACACAAGTAATGGGAACACGATATTGGTCAAAGGTTTAGAAAATATATAGAATTAACCTATGAAATTATACAACGGAGATTGTTCAGAAGTAATGAAAAAGCTACCAGATAATAGTGTGGATAGTATCGTTACCGATCCGCCCTACGGGTTGAAGTTTATGGGGAAGAAATGGGATTATGAGATTCCTAGCGTTGAGATATGGCAAGAGGCTATCAGAGTTCTAAAACCAGGTGGACACTTACTATCATTTGGTGGCTCAAGAACCTATCACAGAATGGCTGTGGCTATAGAAGATGCGGGGTTTGAGATACGAGACCAGATTATGTGGGTGTACGGCTCGGGATTCCCTAAAAGTCATAATATCTCTATTGCGATAGACAAGCAAACAGGTGGTATGGAACACAGAGGAAGGGCAACCGCTCACGCATCAACCCACCACCCAGACGGAACAAAGCACGATAGTGGAAAAGCTGTAAAAAAGCACGAGTCAATAACGCAAGAAGCCAAAAAGTATGAGGGTTGGGGTACAGCTCTAAAACCGAGCCACGAGCCTATTTGTATGGCACGCAAGCCACTCTCTGAAAAGACTGTTGCACTCAATGTAATCAAATGGGGTTGTGGCGGAATTAACATAGATGGGTGTAGGGTGGGGTTTGATAAAGAAAAAGAAAACTTTGGTAAAGAAGTTCGTGACTATGGAGATAAAGCAGGTGGTCAATGGCAACAAGGTAAGCAAGAAAGAAGTGTCCCTCCATCTCAGGGTCGCTTCCCCGCAAACTTTATCCACGATGGAAGTGATGAGGTGGTAGGGTTGTTAGGAGAGCCTGCACGCTTCTTTTATTTCCCGAAGGCTTCAAAGAAAGATAGGAATGAGGGGTTGCTAGAAGGCGAAACTTCGACGCATCCTTGTGTAAAACCCACCTCACTCATGCAGTACCTAGTAAGACTAGTAACCCCAAAAGGGGGGATCTGCCTTGATCCATTTATGGGTTCAGGTTCAACAGGCAAGGCTTGCGCGCTAGAGGGCTTTGATTTTATCGGTATAGAACTTGACCCAGAATATTTTAAAATAGCTGAGGCGAGAATAGAAAACATATAGGACTAGTTATGCCAGACAAAAAACTAACGATAAAACAAATAATAATAGAACCAGATGGATGGGAGTGTTTAATAGAGGAGTGTCAGTCAGGGCATTTCATGTTTGAGGACGATTTGTGTTTCAAAACAGAATATGGAATGGAAGTTTACTGTTCTTCTGGAGAGACATTTATGCCGAGAAAAGTCTTGGTACAACCAGTTGCAATTGTTATTACAAAGGGATAACTTATGATTAAAGAAAGCATAATCTATTTATTAAATACGGCAATACGGACAGTCAAGCCTTGTAAGATTAGATTTGGTCATGAAGAGTACCAAAAGGGCTGGAACGACTGTATTAAAGAGTTAAACAAAAGGCAAAAGAAATATGTACTACTATTTGGTGAATATTTGAGTGCTGCTCAATTTGAAGAAGATGAACTAACTAAGAAGGAGTAGTTATGACTCAAAAAACAATTTTGATAGCAGTGCTGGCTCGGTGGACTGTAACCGTCATTTTACTTTACTTCTTTTTCAAAGAACAATCTGGTCTAGCAACGAGAACACTATTATTCGCTATAGTTTTTAGCCTTGAGGTAAGTACATTGACTAGAAATATAAAACAGTGGCTAAAAGTAATGATAGTTAAGAGAATGAGAGAGAGGAGTCGCTAGCTACTCAAAGTATGGATAACGTAAGTTTTGACTTTACGAGCATACAGGAAAAGCAAAAACAGGCACTCAAACTGTCACTGAGTACGCCTGTTCTTTTCTATGGTGGAGCGAAAGGTGGTGGAAAGTCGTGGCTGGTTAGATGCAGAGAGATCGCAAGAAGATTAAAATACCCCAATACGCAAGGGCTGATTGTCCGTAGAACATACCCAGAACTACGAGCTAATCACATCGTCAAGATGTTTCAAGAACACCCTATTTTAAGGGAATGGTACAACAAGTCAGAAAAAACAATCTACTACCCCAATGGCTCAACCACTGAGTTTTCATATTTAAAAAACACTGACGACGTGTACACCTATCAGGGACGTCAGTATCAGGATATTTCAGTCGATGAAATTACCCAGCACGAAGAGCAAGTTTTTAAAACTCTGCGATCCTCTTTGCGTACCTCTGATGCTGGTATTAAGCCAAGCGTGTTTTTAACAGGTAATCCAGGTGGAATTGGTCACTCTTGGATCAAGCGTATCTTTGTTGACCGCAAGTTTAACGAACATGAAAACCCCGATGACTTTGATTTCGTTCAAGCGTTTGTCACAGACAATACCGCCCTAATGACCGCTGATCCTGATTATGTAAAGCGTTTACAAGATCTACCTGAGCATTTACGTAAAGCCTATCTTGATGGTGATTGGACTATATTTGCAGGGCAAATGTTCTCAATGCTCACCCATGCTAAGCACGTCATAGATCCGATCAAGCTACCCGCTGGCACACAATACTTTGCTGGCTACGACTACGGCTACAATCACCCATTTGCATTCGTTGTTTGTGCTCTCACTCCCTCTGGCGACTACTTTGTCGTGTCTCATATCCGTGAAAGATTTGTTGACGTGGCCGATCAGGCCATGATGATGCTCAAGATGTTAGAAAACAAAGGTGAGGTGGTTGTGTACGCTGGACACGACATCTTTGATAATCGTCAAGGGGGGAGTAGAACAATCGAAGACCAATTGTATGATGCAGGATTTGCTAAGAGTGGCCACGCAATTACACGAGCGGGGATTGATCACGTCAACGGAATTGCTGAGATGAGAAAAGCATTTGCACTACGGCCAGACGGCACGCCAAACCTACGATTCTTCAGGAACGCTCAGGAGGTCTACGACAGTGTTTCAGAACAGCAGATTGACCCCAACAAGCCAGAGGATGTAATCAAGCTCAATGCGGTTGATGGAGCGGGTGGCGATGACCTTTACGATTCGTTACGCTACGCACTAAGATCATGGACTTTACCCAAGACTTTACAAAAAAACATTAAACCAGACACTGGTGCTATGCTTTTAGAGAAGAGAAGGCTTTTTATAGAAGAAAGACAGAATGGAGATTGGCGATGAAAAATAAACAAATCAAAGAAACGATAGTCGACTGCATTGCTTCAGATATCGGGGATTTTGGTATCGAAAAGTTCGAGCTTGCGCTGAGGACAACGGTGAAGCTTGACGAGGAGCAGTTCAACCCAAACGAAGATGAAGGGGTGTGGTTGCAAAAAAGAGGCAAGACCGCAAAGGTGTGTGAGGTCTACTTTGACAACGTCTGGTGCTGCGACGTGAAAAGCACTGATATTAAAACAAGTATACGTATAAAGTATTTCCGAGGATTCCTAAAGGGCTATGAGTCTGGGAAAATCAGGCTCAATAGGTTCCTAGCAACTATAGAAGCAGAAAAAGAAGAAGCGGCCTTTAAGCAGATAAAAATAGATCGCGACAACATTATCGAAAACCTTCCGACAGCTACTCCAGAGGAAAAAATGTCGAAATCCATCATACGAGAGATCGCTCTCGAAAATGATTAATCTTCTGCTATTATCTGATAATAACACCTATTACACAAAGAAGAAAAATGACCGATCAAACTATCCACAAAACACTGCTCTCAAGACTTGACGTCGCCCAGAGAGCCACGAAAACCTTTCAAGCAGATGTGAAGGAGTGTATTGAGGGATATAAGGCGGAGACTCCAAAGGCCTCCACCCTCAGTGATGCCACCGATAAAGAGTCCCGCTACCAGTACACCTCCCCAGTGATCTTCGACAACGTGGAAAAATATCGATCCTCATTCTTTGAAAAGCCTCCTGAGGTTATTTACTCAAAAAAGGGGAAGAACGACGAAGAAAAAGCAGTGAAGATCACCGCTGCTTGGGAATACCTAAAAGAAAAGATCAGCTTTAAGCAATTCATGGACGACTCATACACCTACTTCGGCCTCTGCGGGTTCGTCTCTGGACACGTTGGATATAAGAAGGATGTAGAAACGGCCGTTGGAGAAGATGGCATCGAGTACACTAAATATATCAACGATGATCCGTTCCTTGAGGTCTTTGATTACGAAAATGAATGGTTTATGCCTGATAGTAAGTTCAGCTCAAGTGCAAAGGGCGTCTGCTACTTTAGAAAAAAGAAAATGACAAAGTCTGAGGCTTATAAAGCTTTCCGGAAAGAGATCAAGCTTGACGAGTCGATATTGAGTGAAAACATTGATAGTGAAAAAGAAGGCATTAAGGGCGAGATAATGCGCCTCGGAGTGTACTACTACTCTGGAACGCTTCCTCAAAAACAGGTGTCTGAGTACCTAAAAAAGATGGCAGATGAAGAGGGAGAACCTCAAGAGGAAATGGCCGTTGGAGAAGAGGCTGCAAAAGAAGAGGCGGAGCTTGAGTTTGCAGAGACGAGTGATATTTTGTACGCAGTGTTCACAAAAGAGGAAGTGCTGGCAATCTCAGAGTCTCCAATCGGAGAGTCAACCTGCGCCCTCGGTCGGTGGTATTCAGACCCAAACAAGTTTTTCGGGTACGGATTAGGGAAAAAGCTTGCAGAGAACCAGAGACAGGAGAGTATCCGCATTGGCCAGCTCGTTCGATATGCCGACCTCTACGCCTTCCCAAAGCTTGCCCTTGACCTCAAGGACTCGGGAGCTGATCCAAAGCAGATCATGAGTCGGACAAGTCAAGTCATCCAATTCAGGAAAACCCCGCCATCATTCATAAACCCACCAGGGTCAAACGGGGCGATAAACGCTATGATGGGACAGAATCAGTCTGACACTCAGATGAACTCTGGGATCACAGACATCTCTCGCGCTCAGGAAAGCAAAACGATCACGACCGCAACGGGTCAAACACAGATCGCAGACTCCAATGAGAAGCGGATCAAGGTCGCAAAAGAGAAGTATTTCGAATTCTTAAAGCAAATTATTGTTAAAACCTTTAAGTATGCCCAGGCAGAGTGGGAAGAGTCAAAGGTGCAGTACATCACCGACGAGGACGGCGTCTCGAGTGCCGTAGAGCTTTCAAGGGAAGATTTCGTCGACATAAACTTTGATACAGACATTTCAATTGATTTTGAGAACATAAGCGTCAACAAAGACGTGATGAGACAACAGGTGATTGCCATGTACGACAAGATGAAGGACGATCCAATTGTTGACAGAGCAGCGGTTGTGAAAAAAGTCTTTAGAGATGGATTTGGAGAGAAGAACCCCGATCAGTTTATCAAGCAAAGTGGTATCCAACCTGGCATGACCTTCCAAGGATCGGACGGCCTGCAGTATGTAGCGGATGACTCTGGCACCGTCGTTCCACAACAGGCCATGGACGAGACAGCTCCCTCAAGTGACGGATCCATGCAGCCAGCGAGCGATCAGTCGGCGGTGCAATCAAACCCAATGACCCAAGCAAATGGAATATAAATTCGTCAAAAATGTAGCTCACTCAGAAAAGACCCGCGGCCTCTGGAACGTCTATGAGGGAGAAAATGGCGAATCGTCTCTAACGACCGAAATAATCCCGAAGGTAATTTGGGAATCATGTCCCCCAGAGGTTTGTTATTTTGAGCTCGTCAGTCCCTCCTCAAGAGAGGTTGTCTGTAGAAAGTGCCAAAAGCAAACGACGTTCATTCTTGGCATGCAAAAGCTTATTGACGGCAAACTCGTCAAAATGTTGTAACAAATACTCCACCCTAACAATTTTAATAACTCTTTGGTAGTCTCCAAAATAGACCAACCCTACTATTGTGGGAAGTCTACAATGGAGCACCTTGTCTATGGATGAGACTCAATCACTAGATCAAGCATTGGATTCAGCAGTGAGCCCAGATGCTGGCACATTAAAAACCAACGAGGAAGCTCCTGAAAGCTCCGAGACTTTAGAGCCCAAAGCTCAAAGCAACGAGGAACAGTCGGAAGCAACCGAAGAAGAGACGTACACTCGGATCGATCCGAAGTCTCTGCCACCAGAGCTGCAAGCAATGCACAAAAGTCTTCTCCGTGATTACACGAAGAAAACCCAAAGTCTTGCACAGCAACGGAAAGAGTACGAGCACTGGAAAAGCCAGGTAGCACAACCTCAAAACGAGGAAGCTCCCCAAAACATTCCCAGTGATATAAATTCTCAAGAACCTGAGGATTATATAGCCTCAAGGGTAAATGAGCTCCTCTCACAAAGAGAGCAAGAGACTCAAGACGCCAATGAGCAACAGTACCTTGAACGGGCAGCGATAGAGGTGAGAATCCAAGACGAACGCCTCAACCCTGAAAGTCCAGCCTACGACTCCTATATGCACTCAGTAGTCGGGACAGAACTTGACAGAGCTCTTGATGAATATACTCAAGAGAACGGGACAGCAATTGGTTTTGACTATGTGGAGAATGCAAAGAATTTAATCGGACAGTATGAGGAATACCTCGACAAGAGAGCTCAAGAGCTTTCTAAACAAAAAACGCGCAAAGCATTTGAAAGCGTGAAGCGAGTTGCTCCACTTGGAGCGAGCAGTTCACCAGCAAGCAGCAAGCCTGTGGGTGGAATGAGTCTCGATGAAGCGTTTGAAAATGCTTTTGACACGACAAACTAAAGGAAAACATGCCAGTTAATATCGGCCAACTCGCAGCGACAACGCTGCAAAACTATCAAAAATCATTTGCTGACAATATTGGTCGAGAAGTTGTTCTCACAAACCATATGAAGGCAAACGGCATGATCCAGCTGGAGCCAGGTGGTCGAGAAATCGTGATGCCGATTCAGCACGCGAATAGTACCGCAATTGGTACTTACAGTGGAACCTCAACCACGACGAATCCATACCAAGAGGGTATTGATGCCGCAACATGGGACTGGGTGAACTACTACGCTGGTATTTCTATCTCGAAAGATGATGAGCTCAAGAACAGTGGTGAATTTGCAGTCAAGAAATTGATCAAAGCAAAAATCACTCAAGCCGAGCGCTCACTTAGAGAGAGACTTGAGAGCGACTATCACGTCGGAGCAGGTGGAACAAGTGCTGTTGTCGGTATGCAATCAATTGTAGCCGCTACAGGAACTGTCGGAGATATCTCTGGAACCACTGAGACCTTCTGGCGCTCTGTTGTTGAGACAACGGGTACTGCTTTGACCGTCCTTCACATTCGAGACATGGTCAACGCGATTGACTCCCTCCCAGGCGACGGCGTTTCTTTGATCGAGATGCCTGTTGATTTGCACGGAAAGTACGAGTCTCTTTTGACCGCAACGGTGCAATACAACAGCACCACGAGTAAAGAGATGAAGCGTCTTGGTGACGCAGGTTTCGCAACCCTCGGGTTCCGCGGAATTCCAGTGGTATACAACCGCTTTGTCACAGCTGGTGAGGTTTATGCTATCTCAAGTGCTCTGAAACTTATCCAACACAAGGATGCCAACTTTGACATTCTCCCGTCGGAAAAGATCACAGGACAGCTTGTATACGAGCAGTACATCTTGTCCACCCAATCGCTTGTCACTGACAACCGCCGCAAGCTGGGCAAATTGACCGGAAAAACTGCATAAAGAAAATATAAGGAGTATATATGCCAGAAAGAATTATCTCATTTCCAGTTAGCACTGTTTTTGTCTCTACAGACACAGACCTGCCTACTTTAATGGAAACATACCGAGAGGGTGGAAAAGAGTACATTTGTCTACAAGGTGTAGCAAGCACCGTACTTGGTAGTGTCGTTACCTTCGACGAAGTCGGAGTCTCAACACTTTTAGCTGCTAGTGCCATCGGATTTGTAGCAATCGCTCAAGGAGCAGTTGATGCAACCAGCAAGCGAGGTTGGTACTTAGTCAATGGCTCATGCCAGGCTAAAGTGAGTGCAGGATTTGCTGACAATGCAAACTGTTACGCTACTGCAACCGCAGGTGAAATTGATGATGCAATCGTAGCTGGTGATCGTGTTAAAAACATGATTGGTCGCTCTGGAATCGCATCAGGTACAGCCCTAGTGCAAGTTATCCATCCATTCATGGATGACGCTCTAGCTGCTTAATCTTCATCTAGCTAGGGAGAGAAAAAATCCTCTTGGATCCTCCCTAGCTAGATAAGTGAAAAGAATTAAAAAATAGTTATAACAACAAGGGAACTATGAAAAAATCAGTAACGTCTGTAAGCGAATTGGTTACACAAATCGAAGCAGATCTTTCTGCTAAATTTGATAGCCTTGAGATCCAAAAAGAAGCACTCCAAGAGAGAGAAAACGCTTTTATAAAACAGAAGGCCTCTTTTGAGCTTGGCCTAGAGTCATTTAATACAGAAAAAGCCGGTTTTGACGCTCTGAAGAGCGAAGTAGACCAAAAATTCAGCAAAATTCGATCAAATGATCAATTGTCGGAAGACCTCATCTCTCAAGCAAGCAAAGCCAAGCAAATCGAGCAGAACTTAAAGGAAGTAAAAGAAGAAAGAGCTCTCACAGATATTCAACTGCAAGAGGTCCTGAAGCGAGAGTATGCAGCGAGTGAGCGCGATAAGAACTACGAAGAAGAACTGAAAAAAAAGATTGCTGAAAACTTCCTGAAAGGCTAACCATGTTGGTGAGCGAAGTTCTTGCCTCAGTCGCATCCCGGATGGGTCTTGATGGCATCCCAGATGACGTCAGCGAAAAGTCGCGCTGGCTTTCCCATTGTGCCGACGCGCAAAGATCAATCGTTCGCAAAAACCTCTACTGGTTCACTCAAGATACAAAAGGGCTCTCAACCGTCACCGGCCGCAACCGATACTCTCTAGACTCCGCATTTCGAGAGATGATTAGCGTCACTCTCAACGGGAACTACATCGATCCAAGCACAGAGCATGAGAGTTCGGTGAGGGTGACCAATGGCCTCCCATTCCGACCCAACCTGCTCAACTTTAGCTCCACCTATTTTATCTATAACAATGAGATTAACATTCCACATGGAGGGATAACCGCTCCAACAACATTTTCGGTCTCCTCAATAACACGCAGTGGAACAACAGTAACAGTAACAACAACGGCGGAGCACGGCTTTCTGGCAGATGAATTCATCATGGTTGAGGGAGCAGTTCAGACGGACTACAACGGCTCACAGCGGATCTACACGATCCCAAGTGCCACAACCTTCACGTTTTTGACCACCACAACCCCGACCACTCCGGCCACTGGAACCATAACCGTTACTCAACAAAACCTTGTATATCGCTTCTATAAGACGCCAACAACTCCAACGGCGATGACCTCAACCCTCATCATTCCAGATTTATTCTGGGAAGGTTTCGTCTCTTATGTAAAGGCTCGAGTGGATATGGCAAACGATCAACGGGGATCTGCTGGAGACGGCCTGGATGAATTCAATCAGATTATCGAAGATCTCGACGTTGAGAATAATCGACGGAATTTCGCCAACGTAACGATATCAACATACTGATATGCTCAAGATCTCTCCTATTAAAAACCCAACCAAGGAGTCAGAGGTAGTAAGTAGTTTTCTGGGGGGGCTGAATACCTTCCAAGACGAAACGCTTCTGAAAGACTCCGAGCTCACAGAGGCGAAAAACATAAGTCTTTCGGTTGACGGGATTGAGCCAAGGCCTGGTACGGAGTACTACGGATCCTCTGCTGGAACACAAGTCCTTGGAGCGGCTGGACTCTACCTATCAAATGGGACGAGGCAGTTTTTGAGATACGTTAAGGGGTCGAATAATAAGTTGCAGAAATATGTGTCTGGGGTTCCTACGGACATAGGATCCACGACCTTCAACGCCTCAGCTCGAATGAGTTTTGTGCAAGCACGAGACCTTCTTTTCGGGTTTAATGGGATCGATCCACTTTGGAAATATGACGGCACAACAATCACAGTCTTCACAGCTATTACGACTCCGACTGGCTTGGGAATAACGGTAACCGGCACATCAGGATCAACTCCGTATTCATACCGAGTCTCTGCCTTTAATAGTACGGGAGAGACTCTCGCCTGTACCTCGGTTGCGGTCGCTAACGGAAATGAGACCCTTTCAGCCACAAACTTCAATGCGCTCGCCTGGACTGCCGTTTCAGGGGCAACCGGCTATAATATTTGGGGGAATAAAGCCACAGGCTTGGGTGAGACATACATGGGGACGGTGTATGGGGTGATTGTATACAAGGATCAAGGGCAAGACGACCCCTCTCTGGCACTTTTGCCACCAGAGGGGAATAATAGTGGTGGAGTAAAGGGGACGATGGCAGAGTTTGCCATTTCTCGACTTTTTACAGCTGGAGATCCAGCAAACCCGTCGAGACTCTCTTTCGGCGGGACAGGCGAAAACATCTCGAACTTTTCAGGCTCAAGCGTTGGTGGGGGCTCCGTTGACGTCTTCAAAAATGACGGGACAGAGATCCGAGGAATAAAGCCATTCCAAGGTGGTGTTATTATTTGGAAAGACAACGCGGTTTACAAATTCTCCTTCACAGATACAGGGCTTCAGAGATTAGAAGAAATCACAAGATCCTTTGGTGGTATTTCTTATCGTGGAATCAAGCACGTTGAGAACGATATCATTTTCCCGGCAAAGAAGGATGGACGTCTCGCCTTCTACTCTCTGGGGAACCAGGAAAACTACGCCTCAAGTGTTCTCCGCACAAATGAGCTCTCTATCAAGATCGCCTCTCGGCTTGTTGATATCAATCCAGATTTGCTCGACAACGCCGCCGCCTTCTACTACAACAACCTTTTCGGCTGCTCGGTTGCCACTGAGGGATCAACGGTCAATAATAGAACCTGGTGCTTAGATACAAGATTTGGCGCCTGGGTATACTGGGAGGGAATCTCTCCAAACTGCTATACAACATACACCGACACAAACGGTTCTGAGAACCTCTTTTATGGTGACGACTCTTCGGGTTATGTTCGTAAAATGTTCACAACGACGAGGTCTGATGCAGGGGTAGCCATCTCTGTTGAGTGGGCGCACAAAGCTTTCAATCAAAAAACTTTCATGAAGTATAAAAAATACTTCAACCCAACATTCCAGTTCAAAAACGTGACTGTCTCTGGCGCACTATCGGGAGACATTATCCTTGACGGCGTGTCAGTTACGGCAACGTTCCCACTCAATCAGCAATCAACGGGTGGGGCAGGATTTGGCGCGACTCTCTTTGGAGAAACTCTTTTCGGAGATGCTCCAAACGGAACGAACCTAGATTTTGCAGCGTCGGCAGATCTTCTTGTCGAGACTCGGGGAAATATGACGGCACGGTCAATTAAGTATAAATTTAGATCAAACTCTGCAACGGCGCGATATAAGTTTTTGTCGCTCACACACGAATATATGGTACTCGCCAACAAAAATCTGCCCTCAAGTGGTAGAGTCTATTTATAAGGATATTGTGCCAAACTTATTATACGGAAATCAATATTTCACTACGACCCTCAATGTGGGCGGCGGACTTACGAATTCACAAACGACTGGGATCATTGTTGCCAGTGTTACTGGGCTAGATATTACGAAACCGGGGATGGCTCTTATAAACTACGCTGTACCTCTCAGCACAACCCTCGCCGAGTGGATTGAGTATTCATCCATCAATGGATCAAATGAGCTACAGGGAGTGGTCCGAGGCTCTGAGGGATTCTCGGCTAAAGCTCACGATAACGGTGTCTCGATAGCATTTCCAATCTCTGAGAGTCATATCAACCGACTCGCGGCTGCGCTTTCTATCGGGGGAGTTGCAACAAATGGGGTCAGCACAACCCTTGATGAAGACGACATGGTATCCAACTCTGCGACTGCCTTAGTCACTCAACAAAGCGTAAAGGCGTATGTTGACGCAAAAGCTGGGGCAGACGGTTGGGCTGCTGCTGGAGAAACCTGGGTATATGCTTCGGCCGACGATCCAACATTCACATTTACAGTTGCTGGGGTAGACCTGACAACAAAGTACAGTGCTGGAATGAAGATTAAACTCACACAAACCACCGTAAAGTATTTTATTATCACTCGGGTTACTTTTTCAACAAATACAACAATCACCGTCTATGGTGGCGCTGACTATGATCTAGCAAACGCAGCGATTACTCTCCCCTTTTACTCTACCTCAAGATCCCCAGCATTATTCCCTCTAAGTCGCGATAAGTGGATGGTTCGATTGACAGACACTACAGATAGAAGTCAAGGCTCTCCAGTGGCTAGCACTATTTATAATCTTGGAAGTCTTTTTATTTCAATCCCAATTGGAGCATGGCGTGTCTGGTATAGCATTTGTCTTCAAATTGACAAAACTGGAGTAAACGGTGGGTTTACGGGTCTCTCAACAGGTGCCTCCAGCTACTCCGACCTCGACCTCGTCTCCAACGTGAACGCTTCGGGAGCATTTACGGGGAACTCTTTGAGCAAGGAAAAAAGCATTTCGGTAACTTCTAAGACAAGCTACTTTGTAGTTTCTTCAACATCATCATCGGGGGTGACAACTCTCTACAACAGAAATAACACCACCTCTGGGGCGACTCTTATCGTAGAGGCAATTAGTGAGTACATTTAGCAGTACAAATCTAGGAATATCTATGGCACAAAAAAGATCTCCAAAACTTCAATCGTCTAACTTGAAATCTGCTCAAGAATATTTGTTGGATCTAGAAAATCTTCTCAAGCGAAATACTGGAACGAGCACCTTTGTTGGTCAAGACACCTCCTCAAACACTCCAATGTATCTCCCCGGCCGAGTCCGTGATCCAAGTGGTTTGGGTGAGTCTGCCGCGTCTATTCAAGCCCAGGGGAATGGAATGGTTCAGAGCGCAAGAGTCGCTCGCCCAAATCCAATGGTGTATGAAGAGCCTCAAGAACCTCAAGACACTGGGAATTATGGAGAGCCATCGCCGGACGCTCCAGAGAATATCGATGAGATCTTAAAGAAGATTGACTTATATCAAACTCAGGGAAGAGGGAGAACCTCAGAGCAGCTGGGTCGGTCATATGCTCAGACTGGGTCTGCCTACGGCATCGCTAGCATGAGAGACGGTGGAATACTCCACAATGACGGACTTATTCGATACAACGACGGGACGGTGCGGGAGTTTAAGGGAGCGGGCGACTCTTACGCCATACAATCTAACGTTGACGGGTCAATTGGCTACAGTGATGGATCAAGCCGAAGAGCTCCAACCCAGTTTGAGAGGCAAACCCAAGACTCTGGAGCTGTCGAGGGTCGCATGAGCCTTCCAAATGGACAGGTTTTATTCTCAGACAACATGGTAAGAAATCCAAACGAGCGTTTTGAGGAGAGAACGAGAACCATTCCAGGTACTAGAGGCAATGTTGACTACGATATTCTACAAAGAGCTTTAATTGGAGATGCTCCCGTCAACATGAGAACACCCTACGGGGACAGTGAGACTTACGGCGGATTCAACAGAGGCTTTGACCTTGGAATCAAGCAGAACACTAAAATTATGGCACTCCCAGGCGAGTGGGAAGTTGTAAAGGCTGTTAGTGGGTATCAAGCCGTGGGACCGAGAGGCCAAGGCGGCATGAGACAAAATAGCGGTTGGGGCAACCAGGTTATTCTGAGAAATATTGAAAATGGTTGGTATCAATCAGCTGAGCACTTAACCTCAACTGACTTAAGGGTTGGTGATCGAATTAGTGGGGGAGATGTTGTCGGTTTGTCCGGGAACACTGGGAACGTAAGAGGAGCCACCGGACAGCATTTATCGAGTGAAATCAGAGATGCCGAGGGCAACCTCACAGACCCAAGAAACTATCCAGGATTTAAGAATGAGGATCAGATCATAACAACCCTTGAAAAGATTATCGGGCCACTAGAGGAAGGGATCTCGTACAACGAGTATCTCTCCAGCGTTTTTGGAGGTCAATTGTCTCCAGAAGGGAACGACTCAGCGCAGCCTCAGAATCAGCCTCTTATGTCCAGAGACCAGCCAGACACTCAGGGGGCGCAACCTCAGAATCAATCTTTTGGACAACCGCAGCAACCACAAAACCAATCTTTTGAACAACCACAAGGGATTGTCTTACCAGCTGCTCAAAGGGTAGGGCAAGTCGCTCAAGGCGTGTTTAGTGCCGCCAACAATTTACCAGATGCTGTAAAGCCAATGAGTCCAGAGCGACAGGCTATCGGCGAGGGCATCAATCAGGCTGGGCTAGAACTTGCTCAACAGGGAGTTGGAGCGCGATTTGGCAACTCTCCAGAGGGGTTCTTGGGAGCTGGTGAGGCTTTTGCAGGAGATCTTCCTGGCGCAGGTCGTGAACTATCAAGCACTATTGAGAGAGCAAACTTCGCTCCTAAAATTGATACAGGTCTCAGTGAACTTCTTCGAGGAGACGTTTCGGGAGCTGCAAACAACTTCTCGAACACTTTGGGTCGGGTTGCCTCCAGAGTGGGAAAGCTCCCTGGCCAAGTTGGAAAAGAGATCGTCAAGCCAGCGTATGCAGACGACGGAAGCCAGAAGTCTCTCCCAGAGTCACTCAAGGATAACCTCTCTGGAGCTGCAAAATCTGTGGGGAATTACGCGCAAGATAAGTTAGCTCAAGCCGGAGATGGTATCGAGTCTCTTGGGCAGGCTGGGGCAGCCTCACTCCAAAGCGTTTTCAAGCCAGTACAAACAAAGGCGAAAAGAGTCATCGGAGATGTAACGGGTACGGCCGAGAGCCAAGATGGAGGGCAGTTTAGCTCGCTCATGGATACGGCCTCATCTCGCGCTGGCATTGCTAAAAATGACGTCAGAGATCCATTCTTCAAGATGGGTGGCTCTGAGATGTATAAGAGTTTCCTTAAACCTGGATCTGAGACCTCACGGGGTGGGGCTCTCTCTCTAGATCTATTTAATGAAGATTTCTTCAAAGATTTGGGGAACGTCTCCTCAGTGTTCGGCGGTTCAAAAGACCTCGGGGCTGCCACCGAAAAGTTTATCTCATCAGAGCGTAAAAAATACCCATCACTGTCCCGAATGAATCACGAAGAGGGGTTCGACCGAGGAGAGATTGATCGCTATAATCGAGAGGTTGATCAATATAATCAATCTTTAGAGAGCTATTACAACTCTGCGAGAAGCTCTGTTCGGAACGTTCCCGGCATTTTCAATCCAGGGGCTCGCTCGTCGTCAAGGAACATTTTTTCTAGCAGAGCTACCCCTTCGTCTGCCCCAATGTCTTATGCTAGCCCAAACCAATCAATGTCTATGGCAGCCCCTCGAGCAATGAGCCCTGCAAGCCCGTCAATGAGACAGTCGGGGAGCTCGTCTCCAAATATGTCCATGGCTCGGCCAAACTCTTCACCAAGTCGGAATATGAGCTCGCCTGCCTCTGCACCAAATCGGAGTGCCGCTCCCAATCGAAGCGTTGCACCAAATCGAAGCGTTGCACCAAATCGAAGCGTTGCACCAAATCGGAGTGCCGCTCCTAATCGAAGCGTTGCACCGAACAGAAGCGTTGCCCCGAACAGAAGTGTTGCACCAAGAATGAGCGTTGCACCAAATCGAAGTGTTGCACCAAGAATGAGTGTTGCGCCGAACAGAAGCGTTGCGCCATCTAGACAGTCACAACCTCAGTCAAGATCAAACCAATCCTCACAATCTTCATCAAGGTCAAACCCCGCGTCAAGAGTGGTGAACAACGTGTTCAGAAGGAGATAATATGGCAGCAAGCGTATTCAAACCAAAACCATACCGGAACCCATACGAGTCACTCGTTGGCTCGGTTTCTCCAAGAAGTCTCGTCAATCCTGGAACAAGCAAGAACCAATCCTACAAAAGCATTATTACCCCAGGGAAAGTCGTGGCGAGCGGCGTTAGAGCTGGAGTCTCAAGCTCACCACTCACTCAGGGGGCAAGCAATGTCTCCAAAGCTATCGGGGGGACTCTCTCCGCTCTCAGACCTCGAGGCGGTCAATCACAGCCACAGACCCCAGCACCAAACCGAAGCGTTGCGCCAAATATGGGGATCAAGCCTCCAATGATCCAAGGCTCCGGGAACACCTCTCAATACGCCTCAAACAAATCTAACTACACTCCACCTGCTGGAAATACTCCCCCTCCCGTTCCAACACCACCACCCGCGCCAAACCTCCCACCTCAAAATCCGTATTTGAGCGAGATTGAGACAAACTCCAAAAATCAACAGCAGTTTGCCGAAACCCAGAGGAAACAAAAAGAAGACATGATTAGAGCTCAATACGGGCTTTCAAACGAGTCACTCGAGGCCTCTATCCCACAATATCAGGGAGAATTCCAAGACTTCAAGTCAAACACTGAAGCAGGGATCGCTGACCTCCTTGCGAGTGGAGACCGTCAAAAGTCAGGGGCAAGAGATTATTACGGAGAGGCTCAACGTGGGGCTGCTAAGACACGGCGAGAGACTCAGGGACAGACTCAGAGAATGTTCTCCAATCTAAACACTCTAGACTCTCGTGGCGAGGGATCGTTTCAACAGGCCACAGAAAACTCAGACAGTGAATTTAACCGATACACTGAGCAAAACCGAAAGGCTCAAGCTGACAAGTTGAGTGAGATTGATGCATCGGTTGGCACTGCTGAGCGTCAGGCAAGGGCTGCTATTACAACAGAAGAGCGGAAGATGCAGGGGCTGGTGCAGCAAATTCGTATGGCACAGTCGCAAAACCGACTCGGTGAGGCTAGTGAGCTTGTAGACGCATACAATAAATCTCAAGAGTACATCTTCGCTATCGAGGATAATGTTACTCAAATGAAAAACTCCTTTGCTCAAGAGCAGCAAAAGCTACAAAATGAGATGGCAAAAACCCAGTCATTTACGCCAGGGTTTATGAATGGTGGGAAACCAACAAACCAGGCTGAGTACGAGTTCTTTATCAAGAATAGAGAATCAGTAAATGCCTTCACTGGTGGTGGACAGGCAAACTCAGGAAAGCAAGAAGTTGTGAATGCTATAAAAGATCTCATGTCATCTCGTGGTGGATTAAAACAGGTCGTTGGATATGGTAGTTATAACCCTCTAAACAGACTCCCAGAGTCTGACGCTGGAGCTACTCGAGCAAAACTAGAGCGAGTAAAAGCTCTTGTATCACTTGAGAACGCATCAAAACTCAAGGGAACTGGTGCTATTTCTAACGAAGAACGTGCGCTTTTAGCGTCGGCTTCTGCTGCAATCAACGGAAATATGTCTCCTGAACAGGTAGAATCAGAACTCAACCGAATTATGCAACAGTTCGGAGGATCTGCATCAACAGGAATGTTGCAAAATCAAACAAGCGGTAGATTCGTTACTGCCCCAGACGGTCAACAAATAGAAATCACAGACTAACGAATATGATTAAAATGACGAGACAGCAATACCAGAACACTTATGGACAAGCTCCTAGTGTGTCAAGTCAGCCGATCAAAATGACTCGCCAAGAGTATTCTCAAAAGTATGGTTCAGGTGTCGAAGAACCTAAGACCTTGGGTGGGTTTGCTGGAAATGTTGTCAAGAGTGGTGGCCGTGCCGTCGGTGGGGTTGTCTCCAGTGCTGTGAATGTCTTGAACCCAAATGCAGACAAAAACACGCTCGTTGGAATGGGTCGTCTGGCATCAGGAGCAGCGCAACTCCTTGACCCGACCGAAGGGAACAAGATTGCAAAAGAAATCCCAGGCATTGGGCTGTTTGGGAATAATGAGCAGACCGCACGTAACGTTGGAAGCTTTTACAATCAGCGATATGGAGGTCTTGATAAGATTGGGAATACCCTCTACAACGACCCCATTGGTGTTGCAATGGACGTCTCCACCGTAGCTGGTGGTGCTGGAGCGTTAGCCACAAAGGCAGCTGGATTAGCCACAAAAGGAGCTACCGCAGTCAGCTTATCCTCTAACGCCGCTAAACTTGGTAGAGCTGGTCAAACACTTGGAAAAGTCTCTAGGTTTACCGATCCTCTTCAAGTAGTAGGTATGGGGCTTGGAAAAGCTGGATCTAAGGTTTCGAGTTTTGCCAGAGGTACAGCTAGAGTTGCTGAGAACGCCGATGATATAGCTCGACTTGAAAGCATATTTGCTAAAAATAACGTGGAGCTACCAGCTAGTGCCACTACTAATAACCAATTTGTGAGACAGACTGAGGCGTTGACTGCTAAAGGACCATTTGGGTCAAAGGTAGATGCGAGATTTCAAGCCAGTTCACAACTACCCAAAACACTACTTCAAAATGTCACTGATGCTAATACTGGTGATGTATCTGCTGCTCGTAACTCACTGGGGCAATCTGTCAGAGGTGATCTGAAAAAGTACGCTACAGGATTTAAAAAGCAGGCTAGCGCAATCTATGATGATCTTGAAAAGACTTTGGGAGACGCTCCAGTACAGCCGCTGAAGACTCAGACGATGATAGATAAGCTCTACGATCAACAGAGAATTTCAGCCTTACCACAGGGAGCAGGTCAAAAACTACTTGAGGACTTATATCTTAACTTAGAAAATACCAACACCTACGCAGCTTTAAATCAAACAAGAAAAGATGTGGGACAACTTTTGAATTCTACCGACCCACTGGCAAGCGGTCAAAAAGCTCAGCTAAAGGCTATTTATGGTGCTATTGAGTCAGACTTAAAGAATGTGGCAGATGCTGGTAATCCAGCTCCAAACCCACTCATAGCAAAAGCCCCAGCCACAAACCCACTTATGGCAGAAGCTCAGAAGTATGGAAGTGCTGAGGAGTTTATGGGAGAAGTAAAGAATAGAGTAGATAAGGTATGGAGACTTGCTGGAAATGAAGCCTTAGATATATCAGTTGTTGGATCTACTGCTAGAGGAAAATTAATACCAAACGACTTAGATATACTTATTACTCCAAAGAATAAGTTAGACCCACTTACTCCAGATAAGCTAAAAACTAGAACAGAACTTACAAAAGTGTTTAAAGATGAGATAAGAGACTTATTCCCAGACAAAAAGATTCACATTATTCTTGGAGAGTTTGATCCTACTCGAGGACCCAAATCCCAACTCGCCGACGTCTACAACCAAGCTACCCAAGCCAAACCTATTACCGATATACTACAACCAAAAAGTGCCGCCAATCCAGATATTGCAGCAGCGTTAAAAACTAAAGCTGAAATTGATGCAAAATGGAATGAGTTTAGAAAATTGATGAATAAGCAAGAAGGTAAAAATATCTTCTCTGATGTGACCGATATTGAGGACATTGTACCAAGAATATACAAGCCTAATAACGCCTCAAGTATCAACAGACTCAAACAGTTCACAAACCCAGCCACGTTCAAAGAGTTAGGCGACACACTTATTACTCAGATTGTGAATAGTAGCGTAAATCAACGAACTGGACTGATTGATCCTCTTAAGTGGAAAAACGTACTTGCTAAGTGGGATACACCAACGCTTCGAGCTGCTCTTGGTGATGATGGATTAGCTAGAATTGAGGCTCTGAGCAAAACAATTGATGATGCTGGGTTTTCTCAGAACATGATTACCAATTCATCTAAGGCATACGCCGGATCACAAACAGCTATGCTAGGAAGTGCGGCAGTTGGTGGTAGTTCACTCGTAGGCTCAATCTTAACGCTTAATCCTGTGCCTATCTTGTCATATCTGGGAGTCAATGCCTTAGGAAGTGCTATCTTTGGAAGTAATGCAGGGAGAAGTGTAGTATTTGGAACGGCTAAGATGCCTGGATTAGGAAAGTTCGGATCTGGGGCTAAAAGCGTATTCTCAAAATCTTACAATCTTGGAAAAGTAGGTAGACTTATTCCCTCGAACTCCACGGAAAAAGAGCCAACGCAACCATCAAGACAACAACTATTAGAGAGAGAACGTAAGGATCTATCATATCCTCCTATTATACGACCTACACCACCAGTAAAGCCACAGAAGCTGACAACGGGGTCGTACTAATGGCAGACTACATTAAATCAGTCGATAAACCGCTTGTCCATGGCTTGGTTGTGGTCAACCCTGACGGCACATCCATCACTGGTGGGGCAACCTCTGGAGTGGCCGCCTTTTCTGATTCTGGAAGCGTAGATCGAAAGGGCTTAGTCGACATCGACAGACACGTTC